TATGCAACGCTTGTTCCAATTCCAACAAAGCAATCGCATATATATCCCAATCTCTTCATTACTTAAATGTGATGTGCCAGCTATAAAATCTTCGGTAAATAAATACCATGCTTTTAGTTTTTCTTTAGGTTTCGAGTTCTCGTCTATAAACATTGTTACCCCCATTTCTTAACTGTTTATAAATTTTGTAAGTGAGCTCATCTACTTTGTCGTCAAATTCCTCTTGAGAATAAGATTTAAAAATAAATTCGTCAGTTACCTTTGTAATTGCTTTTTGTTGTGCTTTCAACCATAAACCTATAAATTCGTCTTGGTTTTCTAAATCTGTTGGTAAATAGATTTTTTTTGTTTTAGATATTTCTACGACTAACGACATTTTAATTTTGAGGGTGGGAGAAAAAAGCAATAGAGCAAACCCACCCCCGAATCGGTAATTAAAATGGGTTAATTACCTGGTTCTGATAGCTACAATGCCTTGCTAAGAAAAGAACTTATTTGATTATTAGTCAAAAATCCTTGCGATTCAAGGGTTTTTTTTGTGTAAAATAATTATATACAAAACCTAAAAAAATTAGTAGGTTATAAAAATAATTAATAATAATAATAAGGAGACTACAATGCAAAACCAAACAATAAATAAAATACCTAATTTTGAATTGAAAAATACTGATGGTGTAAGAAAATTTATTAAATGGTTATATAAAAATAATATAAATTTTCATCCAGATGATGATTTCAATGAATACACTTTCGAGAATGAAGAAAGATGTTTTAGTTTTAAAGTAGGTAATGCAATTAATTATAATTTTGAACTAATCCAAAAAATTTATACTGATTCATATATGTATAAAATTATTTTTGATGAAATGAAAATTTATGAAAAAAAAAGAAATGGAGCTAACAATGCTTAACATAAGACCTTTCAAAAAAATTCAAAAGTTTGATGTTATCGAAAATGATAGCATCATACATCTTTTTAAAATTACGCATCTTGATCATTCTACTGCTGTGTATGATAACGATGGTAATTTAGTTATGAAGAGTACACTCAAACCAGTTGATAATTCTACTGCTGTCTATGATAACGATGGTGATTTAGTTATGAAGAGTACAGTTAAAAAAGAACAAGTTAAAAGACCTAAAGGTTATAAAACTGATTATATATTTAAGGAGGTTAAGTAATGATCTTTTCTGATAATAAATATGTATTTTGGAGACTTGCTTGCGATGAATTATCTAGCAAACGAAAATTAGTTAATGATTTTGAAATTAAATATAAAAGAAACCATATTTTGGTTCCTTGTTATGAACCAGAATTACTTTTCATGGATTTTAATACTAAGAAAAAAGCTCTAGACCATTGTAAAAAATTAATTGAACAAGGTTTTTATGAGAAAAAAATACAATTTTCTCATATTTACAAATTAAAACCAAAACGATTTTTTAAATATAAAAACTTACGTATTGAAAAGTGGGTAAGATATAAAATTCAACCCGATCAAAGTCTGCCTCCAGCAAGAGGACAAGAAAAAATAGGAGAGTTTAAATATGTCTAGTGCAACAGAAACTAATAGTAAAAAAAAAGAAAAAGCAAAAAGTTTATTCCCTTATGGAATAGAACATAGAGAGGTTATTGGTTATTCCACTAAAGATGGAAAAAGATATCCTTTGTATTCAGTAAAAAGAATTTTACCTAAAAAGAGAACTTCTAATAAATTTTTTTTTAAGGTAATAACAATTTTACTTTTACTATGTGTTGCTATACTCACATACGGGTGTAGCAGCACACCAATAGTTGATAGTAGAGGTAAAAGTTCTGCAAATGTAGACGGAACAGCTGAGCGCTACCATGACGACTATTACACTTGTAAATCTTTAGTTGAAGATAATACCAATGGTTTTGTAGATAAATCTAAAGTATTATATAATGGTTTGCGTTGGAGAGTGTTATGGCTTTCACCTAAATTAGATACTAGACAAGATTTGATTAATAATTGTTTAGAGGGTAGAGGCTATAACGTAATTAACAAATAATAATAAGGAGAAACTACAATGTCGAATATAGTAGATAAAGTTTATGATAATACCGAAGATGGAAAACCAAACTACGCAATACAATTAGTTGATGGCACTAGATTATATTGTCGGGGACAAGTATTGAACCCGTTGCCACAGTCAGGTGATGCGATTGACTTTACTGTCATTAATGTAAAAACATCTGACAAAGGTAATCAATATACTAATGTTAAAAATGTAAGTGTAGTTGACAATCATACAGTTGATGATGATTTGCCTACTGATGCTTTAGGTGGAAACACATATAAACCACAACAGCAATCAAAACCTATGCCTGTCTCTAATGGTATAAATAAGAACGATAGACTTATTTTTGTTACTGGGGTTGTTGGACGTTCAATGGGTAGTGGTCATTTCAGCGTTGAAGATATAAATGCTTTGACTAAAAATGCAGTGAAATCATTTAATGACAATCTCAAAGATATCTAAAAACTATCGTAAGATATTTTACGACTATTGGGGGTTATCTATGATTGATACCCCCCAGTGTTGGGGTTGTTATCAACGACCAGCAGTTGAAATTCATCATTTAAAATCTCGTGGATTTGGTGGCAGTAAAAAAAATTCTTACAATGTACCAACCAACTTGTTTCCAGTTTGTCGTCAGTGTCATACGATGGCACATAGTAACAAAGCATTGAATGAAGAATTTAAAAAAGAATTAGATCAAAAAATAGCCGATAAGGAGTTTGAAGAAAATGCCTCAGATTGAAAGAACAATAGATTATGAAAAAAGAACTTTGCACGTTGAACTACCTAAGGGTTTGTGGGACAAAGTTAGAAAAAAAATAACTTATGAAACAGGTATTAGAGTCACAAATACTCAAATCGTTAATCATTTAGTGTTTGGATATTTAAAAACATCTTTGAAAGAATTAGAAAATGAACAAAAAAATGAGTAATATTTATTCATTAGATTTTAACCCAAATATTTTATCCTCTAAGCAAGAAGAATTAGGTTTAAGTTTTGCTGATGATGACACAGCAGTAGAACTTATGAAAAAAGAGGAAAAGATGTTGATAGCAGAATTAACACTAGAACATACTAAAAATAGTGGGTATAAGAACATGACAGAATTAAATGGTTACATTTATTCTGATGAAAAGTTTAAGCAGTTTACCGACAGATACAGGCAAACTCTTAAAGCAAGGAATCGTTCTAAAATTAGATACGAAACCTTTAAGGCTTTTCGTGACGACCTCAGAACTAAAGTCGTGAACGAAAGGGAATTGGCAAAAAACTTATAGAAAGGAGTTTATATGAGCCAGAATACACAAATACTAAATTACCTATTATCAGGTAAAAAACTAACCCCATTAACAGCACTAAATAAATTTGGTTGTTTTAGATTGAGTGCAAGAATACTTGATCTAAGAAAAGAGGGACATAACATTACTACTGAAAATGTTACTCGTAAAGGTAAGACTTTTGCAGAATATTCACTGGAGGTCAAATGAGTAAAACAGGAGCTTGGGTTTTAAATATGCAAGAAGATGCAGCAAATCTAACTAAAGATGAATTTATAAAAAAACATGGTGAGCATAATCTTGATATATGGACAGAAGTTCACGAAGAGCTAGGCGATCTTGAAGAAATGCAATCAAAACTTAAAGAAATGCAAACAAAGTTTGATGATGTTGTTTCAAGAATGAATAAAGCTATAACAGGAAAGATTCTTAAAAATGATTGAGCATTTTAAAAAATTTGATGAGGGCAGTAAAAGTTTATTGCCCTTATCCTTTAGTCATATAAATGAATTTGCATTTCAGAGAGATCGTTGGGCTCTAAGGCGTATTTTTGGGTACGAGTTCCCATCATCAGCTGCAGCAGAACGTGGAAAAGCTGTTGAGTCTGGTCTTAATATGTGGCTGAACGGAATAGATAAACAAGAGGCAATAACTAAAATGGAGGCTGAATTTGATGCAAACTGTTCGTTGTTTGATGACCCAAAAAAAGATGAGGAGGAATATAATCTGTTTCCTTTGTTTGAAGCGGGAGTCAAAGCATTTAATGAGTTTGGTTTCAAATGGAATTTATTAGACTATCAAAAGAAAGTTGAACTAGAAATTCATGGTGTACCGCTTATCGGATACACCGACTTTCATTTTGAGGATAAACAAACAAAAGAGGATTTTTACATTGATCTTAAAACAACCAAGCGTAAACCTAGTGGTTTATCTATGTCTCATGCTATGCAACAATCTATTTATCAAAGAGGCACAAATGCAAATCAGAAACTTTGGTATCTGATAGCTAATAAAAGTGGTGCTAAGTTTGAGAGTATGAGTCTTGTAGATTATGATACACCTATGAAAGTATGTGAGCATATAATTTCTGCTATGGCAAACTACCTTAGAACTGTTGATACCTTAGATGATGTCAAAAATAGCATTATTCCTAATCCTGATGACTGGATTTGGCGTGATACAGCCGTTCTAGAGGCTAGAAAGGAGGTTTGGGGGTACTAAGTACCTCTAACCCTCAAAAGCCTCTGTACGGCTCTTAAATTGCGATTCTGACGTGCTTTTAGAGTTTGCTTGGTTTTTCTTTTACGATTTATGGGTCTTTTGTTAATTAACTCAGAAATCAGTGTTGATGTTGTAATACCACTCATTTCCCAGTAGTCCTCATGGCTACTCTGTGGGCTTGAGAAAATGTAAGTTTCCTCCTACCACCCATTAGTCGAGCCATCGACCTCATGTGTTTTAGACTGTGATGTCTTGCATGAGATCGCATGGTTTTTTGTTGTCCTGGTGTTAGGTCTTTAATAATATTTTTTATAGACGCTACCTTGACCACTATCTTTTCTTTTTCTTCTTCTTTTTAGGTTTACTCATCTTTGACATTTTTGATTTCTTCATGCCTTTAGAGTGAGAACCTTTGCCAGTATGATAAGGCATATTTATTTCCCCTTTTTCTGTTTCTTTAAAATTGCCATCTGCAACGCTTTAGGCAACTTTTTTTGTTTGTTAGTTAGACCAACTGTTTTCTTTTTCTTTTTAGCCATAACTTAATGCAACACATAATTGTGAATACCAACTACTAATATAATTGCTATTACTATTTGCACCCAAGATTTCAACTCAGTAAATGCGTGCCACCATTTAGTAATTTTCTGTTCTACAAATTTTCTAGCCATTAATTACTCCTTTCATTTGTCGGTGTTTATTTTTTTTAATTTTTCGAAACTGCGAATCCCAGACATTCCGAGAAGAGCCATAACGAGGGGCATTAAAGTACCCATATCCATCTGTGGAATATTTTGCACTTGGTACTGAAACAACCCACAAATAAATAATATAAATTTACTTAACACATATTCCCAAAATATAGCAAGAGCGCAGCTGAATCCAATCAGAGGGCGCCATGCACGTTGTAGAAAGCCACTTAGACCAGTTGCTTGACTTTGTGCGTCTGCCAAGTTAATAGACATTTGTTTTTCTTTTAGTTTTGACTCTATCTCAGCAAATCTTACTTTTAATTGTTCTTTTTCTTCTTCACTGGTATGTAAATCATCAATAACTCCAGCGACAGTTTTTAAAGCTCCACCACCTAACAATTTTCCTAAAACCATTTTTTAAGTCTCCTCTATAATTTTTGCAAGTGGTTCATATCTTGATGTCAAAGTTCTGTATAATTTAGAGTCTCTCAACTCTGCTGCCATACCTTGCCAGTCACCCTCTTGCATCTTTGATCTCATGTTCTTGAACATGAAAAGTCGTGGCTCTCCTATATTGTAAGCTGTCTCTATAATTATTTCTTTAATATGTTCAGGAACTTCACAAGAACCAATATATCTTTCTGCTGCGTTTAAATAAACTGTAAAATCTTTTTCAAACTGTTGCTCTAATACCTCTGTTGAGTAATCAACATTTGGTTGATATGGATCACCATCTACGCATTTGTGGCCGTAACCAATCGTCATGAAATCTTCCTGTATGTCTTGGCCGTCAGCACCTTTATATTTCAAGAAATAGCCTCTATTTGAAAAACCCTCTGATTCTTTTATTTTCTTTTTTACTGTTTCGTACATTAACCCAACATTCTAAGCACCCAAGCAATAAACTGGGTAGTTACCATAAAACCAATAGTCCATAAAACGTAATTCAATTTACGAACCTCTTTTTGCAAGTGAAAAATATGATTCGTTTCTAGCAACTCAATCTTGTTGTAAATATTTACAATATGCTCTTTTGTAGTCTTTGGTGCTATTTTAGTCATAGTTCATAAATACCATAGTCAGTTTTTATTTCAACTGACTTAAAGGGTTCTCTAATGCGTTTCTTATTTGTTTTTCAGTCTTTTCTTCTAATGATAGCATATCTTCTTTGATCTCATTTATAGCCTCTTTTAAGTCTTTTGCATTTTCTCGGCTATCTTCTTTGACCCTAGTTTCTACATCTTCAACAATAGTCTCAATTCTACGAACATCTGCTTTTAAATCGTTTTTTAGTTCTTTTGCTACATCAGCTACTAAAGCAACCTCTTCAAGAATAATTGATATTTCTGATTGCAACATATTAAACTCAGTATCTAAAACCTCTAGTTTCTTATCAAAACCTGATAAATCTGGGCTTACAAAACTCTCTATTTTTGCTTCCATATCAAGATATCGTTGGTATGCCTCAAACCCACCCCATAATACACCGATAAAACTAGAAAAAATCGTGATTATAAGAAAAACCCTACCGCCCTTAAATTTTACGCCACCTATGTCGATTTCTGTTTGTTGTTTTGACATTAATTATACTGATCCTCTATCATTTCATTCATTAATCCATCACTACCAATAAATAAAAAATACCCAGCTAAATCATTATCAGAAATTACAGCATCTGGCAAAGTGTAGTCTGTAAAGAACTCAGCCCTGTCATTTAATTCTTGTTGGCTCTCAAAAAATGATTTAGTGTTACCTAATACTTGCATTACTACAAGGGTTTTTATTTGACTGGTCTCATCATATCTTTTCTTGTCATCAATCTTTTTCAAAACTTTTTTTGCAGCTTTTTCTTTAGATGATTGTTTATTCTCTACTTTCTTGGTTTCTTCGTTTTTCTTTGTCTCTGTTGATTGCGATTCTTTCTTTTCTTCTTCTTGTTTTTCAACTACTTTGGTTTTTTCTTCTTTGGATTCCTCGTTTGGTTGCTTCTCTTGTTTTTCCGTTGATTCCTCTGAGGTTTGTTCGTTTGTTTCTTCCACATCGTTCTCGACTTGGTTATTTTCTGTTTGGTCTGTTTCTTGTGTTGGTTCTGTTTGCTCTTTTATTTCTGGTTGAGTTTCAACAGTTTCCTCTATCTCTACTTCTAAATCCATTTCTAACTCCATTTCAATCTCAGCCTCTACATCTACCACAGTAACCTCAACTGTTTCTGGCTCAGGTAAATTTAAACTTGCTACCTGGATTTCTTCAATTTCTATTTCAGCAATCTCAATCTCTACCGATTCGTAACTTATTTCTTCTACCTCAATAGGCTCAAAATCAAAACCTACGTCAGTTTCTATTGGTGTATTTGACTCAAATATATCTTCTACAACATCAATTACTTCATCTGGTACATCTGGGTTTAATGCAACAAACATTTCTACAGTAGTTATAGTTTGTTCAACTATGGTGTTCACTACATTATACAAAACTTCTACAGACACATCATCGAACATTACCCCCACTGCCATGTTGATATCACGCCCGCCCACCTCTATAATGACCGATGTTATGCTGCCTGTAAAATCAAAACCACCTGAATACTCTCCATACTGACTGTTCGTACCGCTAGCACTTAAAATATCAGTCCCACTAAATACATCTGTTTTGCCGTCTCTTCCTGTAATGTGCATATAAATGGAGTCCTGAGCATCAGGTTTGTAGACTTTTATTTCGTAATTAGTTCTGCCTCCATGAGTAAAATTAAGATCAGATATATCAACTGTGTTTATAAAAGTAGTACCCATATTTGGTACGCCCATATTAGACGTTGAATTACCTCCGCCAGTTATCATAGCACATTTATCAGTACCTAGTTGACCACAAGTAGAACCAGATGGCATTGATGCAGGCCCTTGTCCGCCCCAGTCAATATCAAGACTGCCAGCCTTGTTATTATTTACATATCCATTATCAACATCCAAAATATCGCCAGAACTTTCATTTGTAACTGTAGTAGTGGTGGTTGTAGTGGTTGTTTCAGTGGTAGTTAAAATACCATCGGCTTGAAACTCAATAGTTTCAATGCTTGTCTCTTCAATGATTTGCTCAATAGTAGGCGTACATAAACCTAAAGTATCAGTATCGCAATCTACAGCTTTACTAGAAAAGGATAGGCAGACCAATATACATAGCCATACCCGTAATGATAAACTTTTCAAAATCATTCAAATCTCTCACAGTGTTATTTGTTTTTTCTTCTTCTTCTTTCGCTTCTTGCATTTTAGCAAAAATAATACTGCCCTCTGGAATCATGTCAGGGTTTTCTTCCCAACCTTTTTTTGCGTCTTCGCCAATAGAACCCATAAATGGGCATGGGGTGCCTGCCATAGTCATGCTGTCCCAAACACGACTGTCCTGACACAAGACAGAAATTGCAGAAACTTTCATACCCATAGCATATAATGATCTTGATAGTTTTAATCGTTCACAGTTTTCATCAACCACCGTAATACCGCTGCTAATACCGAGAATCTGGGTTTGCACGGCGCCGGCCACCGCTGTCTTACACACGTCAGAATTATTTACAACAACACTTGGTGAGTTTGCTGTAGGTGGTGTATTATTTGTTACCACTGTTGATGAAACTGTATTCGTCTCAGCTAGTGCTGAGTTCATCATAGAATTAAGAAAATAAATTATTATCAGAGCTAAGATCGTGCCTATAATAAAAGGTTTCATCATTTTGCTGTTGCTGGAACTCCTTTACTAGATACAAATGGGTGTTCTGCAAATGCCATGTAGATGTACTTTTGTGCTGCGTTTGTATTACCTGCGGTAGACCTTAGTTTAAATCCATTACTTAAATAATCTATTTGATTTCCTGCAAAACTACCACTTGAAGGTTCTGCTGAACTACTGTTAGCCGCAAGGTTTTTATCAGTTGCACCGCTATTTATTCCGCCAAATCTTTTTGTATCTTGTATAACCCAGTTATAACCATCTGTCTCAATATTTTTAATCATAGTCCAAGCTGGTTTAAATCCTGTGTAAACAAATGTTCCATCTGCATTTCCATTACCTGTATATGTTCCGATTTTGGAATATCCTTGTATGTTGGTAAACGCATACATGATGTACTTTTTTGCATCTGTATTTGAAGCTGAATTTGTACCTATAGTTATATTTGTTGATGTTGGAGCTGTACTATTAAATCCTGACGCATTAGTGGCTGCAGCATCTGTGCTGTTCCAATAAAGAACTTGATTATCATTCAATAAACCTGTCCAGTGAGTAAACCAAGAGTCATTAGTACCAGTATCTCTAGCTTTCACAAAAACAACATTAGGTGTTGAGCCTAAACCATGTGCGATTGTTCCGTTTGATCCTGTTCCTGTGTAATCAATAATTGAATAGCCTGCTGTTGTATTTACTTGACGACCACCACCTGGATTACTACCACTCTCAGTAAAAGTTGTTCTTGTTCCACCATTCGCTATCCACTGCCAAGCTACATAAGTTGTACCATTTCCGTTATAGTTACCATCAGTTGTATCTAAATCAAAACCATCTGTTTCAAAAGTTACTCTTGCTGGACTATGTGTATCTTCATCATCTGTAGCTATTTTTAGTTGTCTATCACTACCTCTTGAAGAATCAAAAATTACATGGTTATCTGAAGCACTTCTAGGTTTTATCCATAACCAATCTGGTTTGAAATCTCCAGCATTAGCATCATTAGTTATTGAATTACCGCTTGAACCATTACCAGTATATAACTGTGTATGAAAATATTCTGATGGGTCGTCTATTGTTGTATAAGCCATTATCCGTACTCCGCTAAGTTTTTCGTATTTAATGCAAAAAAACCTGATGGTGGGGCATATTCAAAATTACCAAATCCCTCTCCATCAGCGTTGCCAGATGATATTGAAAAAGATGGATTGCCAAAATTTACATTGATAGCCTCATCAAAAAGTTTTATAGCTGGTAGCCAACTTTCATTAGTTGCAGATAATAAATCTGTGAATGCTACTCCTTGCGTGCTACCATTTTTAAAAAAAGTAATTTCTCCATCATCTAAATTTAGGGCAATACCAATTATGTCATTTGTTGTAAAACTTGCACCATAAGAGCTTGTTTCAGTACCATTACTGAATTTTTGACCTCCGTTTCGATAAAATCTTGATGCTGTAGAATTAAGTTGGTCAGATAGTTTTGCATCTGCCGTCATAACACCTACCGCTGAACCACCACTTATTGATACAATTTTATTTTCCCAATACCATTTACCACTTCTTAAACCAAATGTGCCTCGTATTGCACTATGTGAAGAACTTGCACTTGCTAAGGTATTTCCCTCCGAAGTTGTTATGGCACTTGCTTTGTCTAGAAAATTTAAGGTACAAAAATTATTCGTACAAGTATCTGTTGTAACATCTATTGCAGCAAGATTAGTTGGGGTAAAATGCTTATCGTTTCCACTTGTATCTGCACCTATACCACTTGAATTTGCACTTGTTCCAGTTTGTTTAAATTGTAAAAAATGCCCATTATTTCCATAACCCCCTGTATATTGTTTTGGTATCCAAACTCCATCATCATTGAACTCACCAAAAAAACTGGCATCATATTCTACACCATCTATAGCATTTACCTCAGTAATGTAACCATCATAATATTGTGCTGAACCCTCTCTTGTTCCTATAAAAATATTAGCATTATCTGCAAAATGTTTGAATGTTGATGCCCAAGTCGCAGTTGAAGCCCAATCTTGATATCTTGTTCCGTTAATATATAATTTTACTCTATCTTCGTTTGTACTATTATCTGAGTCCGTTGAAACAACTATGTGCATCCATGCTGATGAATCTCTAAAAACACGATTTGTTGTTCGTGAACCAGCATCAGAACCACCAGCAATATTAACAATTTCTATCCCAAAAGGTGCTGAACCAGCATCATGTGATCTTAAATTTATACGGAAATAATTATTAGCATCAACATAATGATTATATAATATTTGTTGATTTTCTAATGAACCTCTTTTAATCCAAAAAGAAAATGAAGCGTTAGTGTTACTTCCACTTGCACTAGAACCTAAAGCTAATCTTAAATCAGCACTATCTCCATCATTAAACCTTAATGAATTAGAAATATCATAACCTGTATCTAATTGGTTTCCACCTATAGCAAAAGGCATTTAATCGTCCTTTGTTGGAAATTCACCTAATGGTCTTGTTGTAACTCCGTCTGTTGTAGTATAAGTAAACAATGCTGCAAGTTCATCTACATTTGAAACTGCATCTATTTGATCTTGCATGGAATTACATTTAGTTCTAACTGATGCTCTCCAAGTTTTCCAACCACTGTCCATTGTACCTCCTGTTTCAGTCGCCTTAACTACTCTCCAATCACTAGGCGCAAGTAATCCTGAACATTGATTATCTAACATTTGTTTTTTAATATATTTTAATCCTCTTATAGCTACATCACCTACATCTTTACCCTCTGGAATTAGACCATCAGTTTTATCTTGTTCTGTCCATAAAGTATCGACCATGCTTTTAGCTGTAGCTGTTCCGTATGTCCCTGTAACTTTTCCGCTACCAAATTCATAAGTGATATTAGTATTAATATAATACTCTTCATCTTTTCTATTTGTGTTGTCTATTTCTACTGTATAAATACCTATTGCGTTTCTTTCTTCCTCTGACCACAAAGTATATATTGAAGCTGGATATTGTATTCCATCTAAAGTAATTCCTTTATTACCTTTGTATCTAAATACAAATAAATCTCCCTTTGAAGCAGTTGTTGTTAGTGTTGGCGCTGTATCGTCTTTAAACTCATATACAGCATTAAATGATAGTGTTCTTGATCCAGTGCCATCTTGAATGACTAACAAAGAAACAAACTGTCCAGCAACTCCATTACTACCAGCTCCAAGCGCTCTATTACCTCCAAGAGTTACTTTTGCAACTGGATTCGCTTGAACGTCCCAGGAAACAGTAGAAGCATCAGTTAAAGTTGCTTCAGGAAAATATGCTGCATCATTAAATTTTACCTTTCCTGTTCCATTATTAGTAAATTCAATATCACCATTAGCTCCGTCTACGATTGTAATATCTGATGAATTAGTCCCAGAGTTTGTATTAAGAACTAAATCTTGTGTGCTGTTACTTGTTAGGGTAGCTGCAGCTGACCCTGTGCCTATAACAATATTTCCTGTTCCTTTTGGTAAAATTTTGAAACTAACATTTGTTTCTCCACTGGCACCTATAGATGGTGCATTACCAGTAGCTGCGTTTGTTATCTCTAATTCATTTACAGCCGATGCAGTTTTTTGAAATATTAATTGTTCATTCCCATCATCATCTGCAATAAAGTGAGCATCATCTATTTTAATATTAAAACTGTTTGTATCTAAATCACCTCCTAATTGTGGTGAAGTATCTGTAACGATATTTATTCCTGTAACAACACTATCTAAAAAATTTATTGTGTTTGCTGAGGTATCTATAGTAGCAACAGATATGTCATCGCTACCATCAAAAAATTTTATTTCTAAACTGTTAGACCCTGAGTTGGTCGTATCAAGCCACATAGTGCCTGTAGTCGCAGAACTAGGTCTAGATGTACCTGAGTGCATAGAATTTAATGCACCTAAGATGTTATTTAACTCGGTACGAAAAGCCGAAAAACCCTGATTTGAGAGAGTGACATCTGAAACTTGACTCATGTTTTCTATTTACCTCATTTTGATTAACTTTTCAAACCATGACCTAAAGCCACAAAATCGAAAGTCCTGTTTATATTACTACCACTATTATTTGTAAATACAATATCAAATCCATTTATTGTTTTATTTGAAATAGAAAAAGTATCACCAGTAGCCATGTTTTGTGCTGCGATTCCTATAGCTGGAACTGCAAAAAATGAATTATCAAAAGTAATAGATTTTGTTCCTGTGCCAGATGCAATATCTTCGCCTGTCTCTTGTCTTTTTTGCATTTTTAAATCTATTGCAATCCCAGAAACAAATGCTCTCGTTTTATTATTTTTATTAGCCAGTCTAAGTCTGAATTTAAAATATCTTCCCTTAAATGATGTAGAAGTGTTCATTGGTTGAAAACTTGTTGCATCTGCAAGAGAAGTTGTTGAAGTAGCTATTTGTAATTGTGCTGTTGCATTTGTTGGGTCATTACCATCAAATGGGGCTGGGGCATCGTCAAATAGTGATGCACCTCTACCATCATCAAATAAATCGTAAGGGTCTTCAATTTGATCTATGGTGATATGTTTTATAAAAGATGCGTCATAAACATCTGAAAGAGTCAATGTCTGTGCCAATGTATAAAAACCCTCATTATCTATATTTTTTGTTGAATTAGTTGGATTCGATGTCGAATCAGTACCGCCTAAATCAAAATTACCTTGTGCAGAATCAAAATTTCCAACAGTTGAGTCAAAATCTGTCACTGTGTCTAATACAATAGAATTAGTACCAGAACTATCAGTCAACGCTGTATCTTCATCAAAAGTTCCAGCTGTAATATCTTCTGTAAGTGTTTGTATATCTTTAAAATTACTGGTTGCTGCTGCAATATTTGAATAAATAATTGTTTCATTGTTTGATTCATTTCCTAATTTATCTACAGCTTTGATACAAAATGCACCATCTCTTACATTGGTTGTAATACTTGTTCCTGATGTTCTAGGAACTTGTAACCAATTTACCGATTTATTCCATTGAGCATTATTAGTTACATTTTGATAACGAATTTCGTAAAAGGAAATATCTAAATCTGTATTTGCATCCCAGTTAAGTTGCATTTGGGAACTACCTAACATATTGACACTAAAATTAGTTACATCTGCTGGAGGTTCTGTTGCGCCAACAATTTTTCTAGTTTCAGATACAAATGTTGATTTTGAGCCGATAGTGTTAACAGCTCTTACCCTAACTTGGTATGTAGCTTTATCAATGACGTTTAAATGTTGGTAACTCAATATCTTTCCTGTTGCGATTTCTTTGAAAGTATCTGTAACAGCATTTCCATCAACGTCTAAAGTTTGTTTTATTTGAACTTCGTAATTATCAACAAATTTGTCTGGTGATACACCTACTGTTATTAACAATCTTGTTATTACAATACCCTCTGAGTATTCAATTAATTCATCTGATAAAGTTACTGAGGCAGGCGGTTGAACACTAAAAGGGTTAGGTAACGTGGTATCAGGTATTGTAGATGGAGCTACTTGTGTACCAAAAGCATAATAACTATCTTGATGTTCTGAACATTGTAAAGTAACTGTGTGATCTACGTTCAAGGTCATACCTTGCACACGAAAAGGTTTTGAAGAAAAACTTGGTGTTGCGTGAGTCACGTTGACAATATCACCTATAATTAAATCTAGAGCTGTTGCATCTGCTTTTATATTTATGTCTAAACTTGTACGAGAACGTCTTAAAATTATTTCTGCCATTTCCTGGGCTTGATGAGGATTTGTTAACATTGAAAAATCAAAACGACCCTCTAATAACAACCCCCCGTCTGCTGTTTTCATGGTTGCGTGTTGGTCTGCTGATGCAAGTCCTGTTTCGTCTACTGGAGGAAACTGGGCAGTATCTGATTGATAATTTTTATTTGGATTTGTAAAATTAACTATAACTCTATTATAACGAGAATTTTTGTTTTTGCTACTTATTTGAATACCACCTAAAATATTATCTTCTGTAAGAGTAATAGCAGCTGAACCAGAACCCTCCACTAATATTTTATATTTACCAGCACTAAAATTTAAAAACGATCTTGAACCCCTAATAAAATCTTTTACAATATCAATAGCTTTTTTTGATGTATCAACGACTGTATGACTATCCATCAAATCAATGGTACTTGCGCCAGTAAAAGGTGTAATATCAGTATCACAAACATCACCAGCAGTTTGCCAATCTGCAAAATCTGAATCAAAATAACTGTTTGATATTCCCATACCAAATCTATCATTACGCATATAATCTAATAGTTGATAAATTGGATTGTCAGAATATTCCCATGTACTTGATGTATCTGCTCTGTGTGATCCAGAGCCGCCAGTAACAGTGCTATCTAAGTTAGGGTTATAAACTTTCTTTCCTTGCACAATAGCATTTACAGTAGGCAAAGAACCGAAAGCATCTGGATTCCATTCAAATTTTAATGATATGTATGCAAGTCCTCTAAGACGATGATTTGATGTCCATGATGATAATGTTGATAATAAACTACAAGCAGATTGTGAATCAGTACCATAATGAGGTCTGATAGTTATAAGACTTCTAGCACTTGAATCTGCATCAGGCGCTTTAAAAAAGTTTGCATCTGAACTATCAACAGACCTTTCTGTATCATCAGCTATGTCTCCATCAAATGTTACTAAATTATCATTTACAAATATTGATGTAATATCATTTATTTCACCCTCAGATAAAACAATAGCCATATATAAAAATTCATTGTCTGTTCCAGATGTTTCTAAAAAAACAACATTTCCACCGACTTTTCTTGTTCCATAAACAACGGGTATGTGTGCATTTGCACTAAATTTATTTACTAATACACCTTTTGCTATTTGATCTGAATTGTTGTCTCCAAAATCAGGAATTTCAGGAATTGGATTTAACCAACCAATAACATCTTCTACAATATCAACAATTACGTCAACGACATCTTCGACAAAATCAATTATATCTTCAACGGGATTCCAACCACCCATTACATTAATCTCCAGTTACTACCCATGTTTTCAAAACCTAATCTTTCAAAAACTGGGTCTATGTCTAATTTAGATGTTATTGATAAAACAATAGGGTTGTTATCTGCAACTTTTTTAATCATATCAATTAACTGTTTTACTAATTTATAATTACGAAATTTTTGTTGTATATAAATCATTTGAATAATCATAATTTTTGATTTGCTAAACCAATATTCAGATTTGTTGAATATACAACAACCGACAATTTTATCTCTATCTAAATCTTTTATACAAATAATTTTACCAACTTTTAAAAAGTTATTTAGATATTTATTTAATTTAACTGTGTCTACTTCTGGAAACTTTAAATCAGTTAAATCTTTTTCTTTATAATTTTTTAGTAAATCGTGTAATTCTGATATATCTTTTTTTTCTGCTTGATACAAATGAACACTTGTCATATTCTTCCCCATTTAATGTCTCTTACAGTCAAAGCTGCAAACTCCATACCTTTGTCTGAACTAAAAAATCTTTGTTGAGAATTATCTGTCGTTGTTCTTCCACTTGTCTTGCTAAAGTTTCCCCAATGAGACGTAACTGTTATAATTAAATTAGCAGTTGAGGTATTGTCACTTATTTTATATTCATCTATAGTCCCGTAAAATAACAAAAATGGGTCACTAATTAAAGCATTGTTATTATCTAAATAACCTCTGTATATAAAAACATTATCGTTAATAATATTTTCACTAAGAGCTACAGATACATAAGTTTGATCTACTGCTGATAAACTTAACGATAGAGAGTTTTTAGTAGGTTTATTTGTTTCACTGACACCTGTGATACTTCTAAGATGACCATTTGATAAGTAAGTTCTTGATGTTCCTGATATACTTGATGTTAAATCAAAACTAGCATTTGTTAAATATATTGGAGTTGAAAAACCTATCTCTACTAAAACAACGGGGTCAATAATTCCTGTTGCTAATTGTGTTTTTACCGAACTGGATAAACCTCTTGCCATTATAAACTTTCAATAACATCAAACTCAAAATTAAAAAGTAAATTACCATCTTTATCGTTAGAATTGGTTTTAAACTCTTGTGTATCACTTGTTAAATGAACTGTTACAGGAATAGACTTATAAGTAACAGAGCTATTATCTGCTAAAGCAGTCCTTAAAGGTGGTTCAATAGTTACTGTTGCTGCATTACTTGATGATGTTACATCTGAAACTATCATATATACTTTATCATGTGCAAATTTTATTAAATCACCAGCTTTTAATCGACCAGAACCATCACTAGCAAAAGCATCAATAGCTATAGTTGTGTCTCCAGCAGAATG